TCTTATAGAAGTCATAACCTCTACGGAATCCTGAGAAACCTAAGTTTAACGCCATCTCTTCGTCATTGTCAAAAAGACCATATGAAGTTCCACCTGCTCCGTAAGAGTTTTGTGCAGCTAGCATATCATCAATATCAAAAGCAAACTGACGGTCAACGAATAATACGTTTTCCTCAATCGCTCCTTGCTTGTCAAGACGACTAATTACATTATCAAAATCAGCTAACACTTGAGGGTTTCCACCATCCCAGATGTTACCATTTTGTTGTACTGAGTAGAAGATACCATTTGATCCCGCACCTGTAGCACCTGCTGCAGCTCCGTTTCCTAATGCAGTGTCTGCTCCTGAACCTTGCTCTGCAGGTACAGCTTCGATCATTGCAGTCTCTAAGTAGTCATCAAAACGTAGTCTTGTTTCATGCTCAGACTTTAAATACCATAGGTATCCGTTTGCTCCGTCTTCAGTTGTAATCTCCACCCATCCAATTTGAGCCATGTCAGATCCAGATACTGTGTAAGTGTCTTTCAAGATGATAGGCTTGTTTTCAAAGATAAAGTCATTAGCTTCAGTAGAACCTTGCATTCCTGCAGTTCCTTTTCTAAATTCAGATCCGTAAATAAAGATAGTAACATCAGAATTTCCAACTCCAGTACCAGCTGCAATTAATCCACCCGCCTCGTAAAAAGCAACAGTAAATTGTCCAGCTCCACCACCTGCGTTATTCACAGCAGTTACAACTCCTTTGTTTGTTCCACCGCCATTGTTTTGTACAACAGCCATTGTTTGTCCAATTCGTACAACTTGAATTGCAGTTGTAGGATCAAGCACATCGTTTACTTGGAATGTAGCGTTGTTTGCATTTATAACAGCAGCAGTTCCACATTGAGTGTACTTAGTATGTAATCTACCTTGCTCAGCCCATTTGATAAGGTCAGAGTTAGTAGGCATCTCAGCACCTACCATACGTAGGAATGAAGAGATTGTTCTGTTTCCATAACGCTCAAATTCTTTCTCATAAGTATCTGGAAGATACTGATTTAAAAAGTCAAAGTTCGTAATGTAGTTTTCGGTTGTCGGAGTTCGCTCGGCACTCGGAGTCAACGCAAAAGTTGGATTAATATTAACTTGTCCAGCCATAATTTTTAATTTTTAATTTAAGTTCGTTTAACACTTTTTATTCTTAACCCTCGACTAGAAGGTTGAGAAACTGATTTTACTTGAAATCCTCCCTTTGTTGAAACCTCTGGCGCACTACGTTCTGACATGTTTATATTCTTAGTCTTGCGTATTACATCCTCAGTTGCATTTGATTTGCCTTGCTCATAAAAATAAGAAGCAAATTTCTCAGGATTCATTGCTATAGCTAAAGATCGGTGGTATCCTTCTGCATCATTAAGCATTCCGGAATCATCTAAGTATTTATTTACAAAATTCATAGGTGTGTCCTGGGCTTTTCTTAATTCAGAAGCGCTACCTGGAGAAAAAAGTATCTCGTTATCGTCTACATTGAACTTAAAACCTTTAAATTCAGAACCAAACAAATCATCACTCTTCTTACTAAACCAGTCAGTTTTGCGATTACTTTCTTCTTGTTGCGTTTTAGCTTCACTCACATACTGCTTATAGGCTTGAAACTCTTCGTTTTCAGAAGCTGAACTTTCCCTTGACTCAAGAGGCTGTTTGTATACTTCCTGCTGTTCACTAAAGAACCTTTTTGCCTTAGCAATAATTTTTTTCTTTGCTAACTTTGTTCTTTTAATAACTGTCTCATCATCTAGATCTTCGTCATACACATAATCCTCCATAAGAGAATCAATGTCTTCAGGATCTAAACCTTCTTCAGTTATTGTCAAATACTCTTTAAGCAAAGTATCAGCATCTACCTTGGTGAAGTCTTGTTGTAATTTAACATAGTCCTCTAGGCTTCTACCTGTTTCTTTTTTATATTTAAAATAAGCTGCTACGTCTTCCGGCAATTTCTCTGCTTCTTCCCTAGCGCTCATCAACTCTTCAATAGAGTTAATTTCTTTTCCGTATCGGTCACCAATAAAAGAAAGTATATCCTCTTCCTTTAATTGATAAGGTTCTTCAACCTTTTCTACTACCTCTTCTATTTCTTGTACCGAATCTTTATTTTTTGATAAATCTATTTTATCATCACTCGAATTTATTTCAGGCTTTACTTCTTCTTCAGTGTCAAACTCTAACTTTTGCTGAGTTTCATGCTTCTGTAATAACTCTTCTTCAACCTGCTGAACTGATTTAGATTCAACGTCATTTACTTCTCTTACTTTAATTTCCATTTGATTAGATTTAATTTATTACAAATTTACACAAAAATTAAACACATATTTTGCTACCTTGGAGAGAACTCTGCTAAGTCAAATCCATCTAAAGAATCCTCGTTTGACTCAAAGTTCTGAGGAGGTAAATTATTCTTTCTTTGATTTATTAATTTAGATTGCTCTGTATTCTGTTGACTTATTCTATTTCCTTTTGCTGTCTCTCTAGCATCTTCTCTAGATGATAAAGCTTCTTCAGATATACCTCTTAGCTGTTGATTATAAGCAAACTCTTGCTTCATCAACATAGCCTTAAGTTGAGCCTCATTGTTTTGCTTCTCCATTTCAAAGGCAATTTCAGCTTGCTTTATTTTCATCTGAGCCTGACTTTCAAGATCAATCTTTTGAATTGCTAACTGTGCAGCCATTTCTTGAGACTTCAATTGCTGTTGTGCAACCATAGCCTGTTGCTGCATTTGCATTTTTTCTTCTCGCTCTTGCTTAGCTTTACGTTTTACTTTTAATAATTGATTAGCAAGTTTTATGTTTCTAATCTCACGTATATCTATAGCATCTTCTAGGTTAATATCACCCTTAGACAATGCCATTTGTATGTTCTGCTCAAGCATTGCTTTTTGTTCTTCATCAGGAGACAGTTCTATAAATACACCAAAGTCATAAATATATAACTCACTTATATCTTCAAGTATACTAACATTATATTTACCTATCTTATTTATAAAGTCATCCTTAAAATCTGCATATTCTAAAATATCGGCAACCCTATACGTTAACGCTTCAGCTAACGTACGATATATGTAAAGACTTCCGTCTAATATATGTCGGGTAGCCGTATTTGAACTTAATGCTGCTAATTTTTGTACACCTACTAATGCATCTGGATTAGGAGAAGTTCCGTCTCGAGCTTCATTTAATCCTGTTACAGATCTAATCATATCCATATAGTGATTGTAATTCGCTATAAGCATTTGAGTTTTAGAAGCTCCTGAGTTGGATGTAAGTTGCTGTATTGGCACACGTCCCTGATTATATTCGCCATCTTGAGTATAGCTTCTACCGATAACACTACCAGTTTGAAAGTATAGTCTTAATGCGTCTTCAGGATTATAGGCTGCTCCATTCCCTAAATCAACTTCATTCAATCCGTCTGCATCTATATAGACACCATCAGGCACAACCCTTGAAATAACTTGTTGAAGCTTTAAATGAGTCATCTGTATTAAGTCAGCAAAAGGAATCATACGTCTAACTAAAGACTCAATAACACCCTTGTACATTCTTGGCGCAACTGCAACGTAATTTGGTAATGCATGCTGTGATGATGATTTTGGTCTTACCATATTCTTAGCCAATTCCCACTTAAGAATAATGTTAGTACCCATAACCATTACCCCATCATACCATACGTCAATAGTTTTTTCAATTTTTTCAAAGTTCCCCTCATCCATCATTTCTTCTGGTGGATTAAAGGTGTCATCTTTTTCTATCATTTTAGACGATCCATTGTCTAATTTTTTCTTTTTATAAACTATTTTTTTAGTAGTCTTATAGTTGAAATATAATAACGTACAAGTATCTCTATAGAAGATATCATTTTCTGCATACTGTGCACTATTAAAATAATCATACCAACTCTGACTGTATTGAGATATTTTTTCTAAATCTTCATTGTCAAGGTTAGGATCAATTTTAATTAACTCACTTATACCTACTGTCTTTATTTCTCCCCAATAAAAGCAATCTTTAAAGTAGGGATCTTCAGTATAACTATAAACTACATTTGCAGGGTCTACATATGAAACACTAACACCTGATCCTGGTAGGAACTCATGTTTTGCCATCCCTACTCCAATCACCATTTGATCGTAATCTATTCTTTTACGTGTATCTTCATAATGATTTTCCGAAAACATTGTATCTATAGCCTCCTCTTCTGCTATCTCAATAGCAGGCTTATAGTTTAAGTTCATGTATAACGAAAGCTCTTCATCTGATGCAGGTAATTCATCAGGGTCCATAATAAAAGGATCAAAACCAGACTCTTCTTTTATTGTAGTCAAGACTGGCTTAGCAGCCATTTGACCTTCAATCATTTCCTGATACTTACTTCTCTTAGATTGAGACAATGCATCTTGAGCATATGCTTTAACTTTAAACAGTCTGTCGGACATTCCATTTACAACAACGTCAACAAATTTAGGAAGAATAGGTACTGGAGTCCAATCAAGATTTAAATAAGATAAATCTCCATCTACAGCTAATTCATTTTTATATTTGGCTACAGATTGCTCACCTCGTGCATATAGCCTTAAACGATTAAAGTCTCTCCATTGACTGTAATATCTACACCCATTAGAGTCTTTTCTAAACCATTCATACTGTATTGCTTGACCTATCTGTAATCCGAACTCATCGGTGGCTTTTTCTGCGTCGGATACAAACTGACTAGGAAAACCTACAGATGAAATATTTATATTAACTTCCTTCATCTATTTAATTCGCTATAATTTCCATTATTAGTATACGTTGCAAAGTTAAGACTTATTTTGCTTTGTTTTTGTACAGGTAAATATAACCCTTTTTGATTAGCCATTATTGCTAATCCTGAGCTTATACTAGCATCATACTGTGTTCGATTATTAATATCAAATCTTGACCACTCCTCTAAGGTTCTTGTAAAATGCATAGACCCCATTTCTGATGAGTCTCTGTAAAGTCCCTGCAAATCCATTCCCACATGCTTTTCAATGTAAGACTCTATTGCTGCCGCGTGAGACTGCTTAACATCTTCAGAGGTATTAGGAATTCCTCCTAATTCTTTTTCTGTTTTTGAAAGTTTGTTGAAACTCCTATCCGGTCTATTCATACAAAATCCTCTATACCCCCTATTTTTAAAATGATAAAGTAGCCTAGGCTTATTGTTCTCTATAAGTATGGGCATACTATAAAACACACACGCCATTAATACTTCTTCGAAAAATATCTCTGCTGTCTGTGGTCTAGCAACATACTCTAAGAAAAACTCATTACTTGGAGCCTGCTCCATACTAAACTTTGTTAATCCATGAAGCGCACCATTTGATCCCCTACCTCCAACTGTACCTGATATATCATATGAATCACATCCAAAGGCTCCGATGTGCTCGTTTAAAGGATAATAGGTTCCGTTTCTTGAGGTCTTTAAATTAGATAGAGATTTATTAGGTGTCCACGACACTCTAAATCTACCCTTGTTGTCTGGTGTAAATATAACTTCAGTATCCTTAACACCATCCTTCCAGTAGAACTTACCTCTAGTAACATGCTGCTCCGTTATAAGAGAATCGTTATAATCTATCTGCTGATATATCTTAGTAAGATTAAATAAAGAAGATTTACTTTCATCTCTAAATGCATGAGACTCTGTTCTAGGAAATTGTCTATAGAATTCATTTAAAGCATCTGCATCAGATTTTAAAGACTCTACTTCAGCTTCCCAATAATCTATTGCTCCATTAGTTATATACTCATCATCTACTCCTAAAATTTTTTCTTTGGGTTTGTAAAACACAGGCATACCATGCTTATCTATAAACCCTTCCATATTCCATTCCATAGGAATGAATAAAGAATAAAGTCCACTTTTAGTTTGACCATTTGCATTACGCGTAGCAACGTTAGAGTCTTCAAATAATTTTTTAAAGTTATCTCCACCTTTACTTAGCGCATTAGATGTTGACCCCATCATACACTTACCTATAATCTTGCTACCTAACCTTAAGCATGTTTTAGTTACCCTCCAGTTATTTAATATATTATTAGGCTTTAACCATTTTCCACTCTCATCATGTACTAGTAGCAATAACTTTTCTCCGTCATATGAATTTTCATCTGTATTCTTCCAGTCAATAGTAGTGTCTAAGCCGAAGAGCTCATCCGCTACATTATCATACATATTTTTTTTAGTAATTTTAGATGCTGGTATTCTAAATGCAAGCTCTGTCTTAGGCTTATCCATACCATCCTGTATAGGCTTAAAAAAGAAAGGTAGTCTTGTTGAGATAGGCACAACCTTATCAGTAAACATTTTCTTTGCATCAGAACCTGTCTTAGATAATATACCTACCCTAGCATCTTTTGCTAATGTTCCCGTGTTAACGCATTCAGATGATCCCATAAAAGAAAATCCTGAACGTCTAATCTTTAAGTAGTCAAGTCCAAAGCACCTATTATCAGCTTTACATGCTTCCCAGTATATAAAGAAAACTCTATTAGCCTCTCTAAAATCAGGGTATCCTACATCAATGCTTGTCCATTGCAAATACATATAGTGTGAACCCGTAATATATGTAGATATATTATTATTATAAAACCAGTAACCTAGCTCCCTGCGATCAAACTCATGCTCTATGTAATCCACCCACCTATCCTTAAATGGAGTTGGCATATCATTCCATTTAAATATAGAAGATATTTTACTTAACTCTTTTGGAAACAACTCTCTTTCCCAATACTGATCAGCTGAAGCTTCAGATCTTTTAATAACAACATCTGGCTCTAAAGGTAAAGCTATATGTAATCCATTTACATTTATTATATCTCCAACTTGACCCGTCTTAGATATAACAACAAGATTATATTTTTTGCTATAACCATAGATCCATGACCTTGCTTTATTCTTTGCTGCTAAAGAAGAGCTAGGTATATAACCCTTAATTGTTTTATATAAACTATTTTGATCTTCTTTCTGCAAATCCCTGTTTTGTTTTAGTTGTCTTGGTATTATCAAGACTCATATTAATATTTTCTTGCTCAGTATCTATTTTATTTAA